AAAAGCTTGGGAAGTAGCTATGCCAACTATGCGCCAAGGTAGTAAGACATTAGGTACTATGATTGCCTTTGGTACAGGCGGTACACAAGGTGTAGACTTTGCAGGTATGGAAGAATTATTCTACAACCCAGAGTCATACGACTGTTTATCTTTTGCAAACGAGTGGGATGATGGTGCTATGGGTACAGAGTGTGGATACTTTGTACCAATCTTTGAGAACTTAGAAGGATTTATTGATGATGATGGTAACTCTAATGTAGAAGAAGCTAAAGAGTTTGAACAGGCTAATAGGAATAAAAAGAAAGGCACTAACGATCCAAAAGCTTACGATCAATATATAGCAGAACATCCATTATGTCCTAGTGAAGCTACACTACAAGTGTCATCAAATCTATTTGATATTTCATCACTACAAGAACAGTATAATAAAGTAAAAGCAAACAAGCTACATGCAATAGGTACAGCTGGTAGATTATATTATAGTAAAGATAATAAGATACAGTTTGAACCAGATGGAGATGCAAGACCTATTCTAAGGTTTCCTCATCGTAAGGAAGATAATTTAACAGGAGCCATTGTTCTGTATGAAGGTCCATATCGGAATCAAGAGGGACAAGTCCCACACAATCTATATCTAGTTTGTCATGACCCGTATGGACAAAACCAATCAGCAGATTCCAGTTCTCTAGGTGCTGCGTATGTGATAAAGAGAATAAATAATATATCAAAGCCTGATGATTTAATTGTTGCTAGCTATGTAGGTAGACCACATACGCAAGACGAATATAATAAAAATTTATTTATGCTAGCTGATTATTATAATGCAAAGATAGGGTTTGAGAATGATCGTGGTGCTGTTATACAATACGCAAGACAGCATAGAAAGTTACATAGACTACAAGAAGAGTTTGAAATGTTAGACAAAAAAGATCTAAGATCTAGAAATGTAAAACGTAACTATGGTATGCATACAACAGAGGCTAGAAAAAGACAAGGAGAGTTGTACATACGAGACTGGTTAAATGCTGTAAGATCAGACGATGGAGATAAGATAACTTTGAACTTACACAAGATATATGACTTGGCTCTTTTACAAGAGTTAATAAAGTTTAATCACAGAGGTAACTTTGACCGTGTTATGGCACTAATGGTGGGAATGTATCATACCAGAGAGTTGTATAACGCAGAGGTAAAAGAAATATTAGAAGATAACTCATCTAATGATTGGTTTGATAAAAATTACTACTAGTGTTATATTTATAATAGGGAGTGCAAAAGGCACACAGGTAGTATAACAAAATATAAATTTAATTAATTTTGCATACATATGTATCTAGGGGGAGACAAAATACCGCAGCAAAAGCTGCCTTTATCAAAGAAGAATAAAAAATGGAGAGAGAGCTGTGTAGAAGCCTACATAGAGTTATCTTTATATGGGGTCAACGAAAGAAAAGATGACCTAAAGAGATTGTATGATTACTACAACGGTGTAATTTATGAGGATGACTATCGTTACGTTACACAACCTTACGGCAAGTCCCGTACAAATTTCCCCTCTAAAATGCGTAACTATCCTATTATCAAACCTATTATTGATCTTTTATTAGGTGAGAAGTCTAAAAGACCTCTTAATTACACCGTTACAGTACAAAATGGAGACGCTGTAAGTCAGAAGGAAAAAGCAAAGCAACAAGCTATATATCAAAACTTACAACAAAGATTCTTAAAAGTATTAGCTGAAACTAATCCAGAGGCAATGCAGAATATTGAAACTCCAGAAGAGATTCCAATGCCTAAAGAAATAGCAGATCAGTTTGAGAATAGTTATGTAGACAATAGAGCTATCAAAGGACAACATGCTATGACATACATAATGCAACAGTCAGAAGTGTATGATAAAATACAAAAAGCTTGGTTTCACTTTTTAGTATCAGGTGAAGTATATACACATAGAGGCGTGAGAAACAAAGAGCCATTCTATGAAGTACTAAATCCTATTGATATTGATTATGATAAAGATCCAGACATAGAGTTTGTAGAAGATGGAGATTGGGCATTAGTTAGAAAGTATGTACATGCATCATCAGTTGTAGATTCATTTTATGAGTCATTGACAGATGAACAAGTATTAGAGCTAGAAGAGCCTAGACAATCAGATCCAGAATCATACCTATTATACAGAAGAGCAAGAGCAGGTTCTGATCCAAACACATACAGAAACAGATTAATAGAAGTAGTTACTGTATATTGGAAGTCAAGAAAAAGAGTAGGTTTCTTAGAATACATGGACCCAGAGACTGGAGCTATGGAAGAGATGGAGGTTGATGAAAAGTTTAGAATGCCTAAAGAGCTAAAAGAAACAGGAGCTAAAGTAACTTATCTGTGGGTAAATGAAGTATGGGAAGGTACACGTATTGATGGTAGATTTTATATTAACATTAATCCTGTAGCTAATCAAAGGTTATCTATTGACAATGCATCTACTTGCAAACTGCCTATCAATGGTAGAAAGTACTCTGATATAAATGCAGACAATATTTCACTAGTATCACTTGGTATACCTTATCAGTTAAACTACAACATCTACAAGTATAGAATGGAACTGGCAATAGCTAGAAGTAAAGATATTATTGCACAGTTTGATATTAACATGATTCCTAAGAAATGGGACATGGATAAATTTATGTACTATGTAGAAGGTACGGGTATTGCATGGGTAGATTATAACAAAGAAGGTATACAACTTAACCCACAACATCAATCAGTTCTTGATATGTCAATCAAGACTATATCACAATACATAACACTACTAGAATCTATACTACAAGAGTGGGAGAAAATATCTGGTGTGTCTAGACAAAGACAAGGTACGATTGGTGCGTATGAAGGTAAAGCTAGTTCACAGCAAGCTATATTACAATCTTCACATATTACAGAAGATTTATTTAGAAAATTTGCTAGACTAGAACAAAGAGATTTACAAGCACTGCTTGACTATTCAAAAGAAGCATGGCTTACTGGTAAACAAGGTATGTTTGTAATGCCTGATGGTACTGCAGACTTTTTAGACATTGACACTTTGCAACATATGGAGGCTAACTATGGTATCTTTGTATCTGACGCTGGCAAGGATCAACAGAGATTAGATCAGATTAAGGGTCTCGCACAGGCTATGATTCAGAATGGTACTAAAGCTTCTATGGTTGCTGAGATGTTTGAGTCTGAAAACTTCAGTCAAATAAAAGGCAAGTTAAAAGCAGCAGAGAAAGCTGCAGCAGAATTAGAGCAAGCACAACAACAAGCACAACAAGCACAAGCTCAACAGCAGATGCAAATGCAACAGCAAGAAATGGAAAGAGCTTCTATTGATAAAGAAAAAGATAGACAGCTAGATATTGAGGTAGCATTAATCAACGCAGAAGCTAGAAAGAATCCAGAGTTAGATAGCTTCAATATGCAGAAGTTAATGCAAGACTTTGAAAATAAACAGCGTGAGTTAGATATTAGAGAGAAAGAACTTGATGCTAAAACAAACAATGACAACGAGAAAAATCAGATAGCAAGAGAGGGCAATGCTGAATAACCAAATGCGTAGAGAAATATTAGACATGGCTAGGTCTACTGGATTTGAAGGTAGCATACTAGACTTGTATCAAATGGCTAATCAAGGAGCTAATGTACCAGCAATGTTACAGGCAGAGGCACAGGCTAAGCAAGAGAATATGCTAGTTGCACAAACTCCACAAGAACAACAAATAGGTTTACGTGAGCAACAAGCTATGGGTAACACAGATGCTAGCATGGTTTTTCCAGATGTACCAGCTAATACATCATTTAATACTGAAGGTATGAGAGTGCCTATCAATATTACAAAGGTGGATGACCAAGGACATTTAGTACAATCGTATCAGAACGTACCACCAGGCATTAAGGATTTACCTACAGGACCAAAGCGTGGTACAGTTATAGAGACACCAGCTTACAAAAAGGGTGGTATATATATTAAGCCAGAAAACAGAGGTAAGTTTACTGCTTGGGCAAAGCGCAGAGGTATGACGGTCAAGGAGGCTGCTAGCAAAGTAATGGCTAATAAAGAAGAATACCCTACATCTGTAGTAAAGATGGCAAATTTTGCTAAGAACTTTGCAAAGAAGAAGGGCGGTTATAGATCTAAGCATGGTAAAGACCCAGTAACAGGAACAGGTAAAAAACCAAAAGGAAGTGGTAGAAGATTATATACGGATGAAAATCCAAAGGATACTGTTGGTATACGTTTTGCCACACCTGCTGACGCTCGCGCTACTGTGGCTAAGGTTAAAAGAGTTAATAAACCGTTTGCTAGGAAGATCCAAATCCTTACGGTAGGCGAACAAAGAGCCAAAGTAATGGGTAAAAGACAGGTGGCAAGTATATTTACTAAAGGTAAAGAGGCTATTAGAAGGTCTAGAAAAAGAGCATAAGTGATATATAATAAAGACATATCCAAAAACATATGTGAGTGTACCAATACACACATATTTAACTATTTTTGTAAAAAATTAATATATAGATTATGATAGAACCAGAAGAAGAAGGCATCGGTTTGGATGATATTTCATTTGACGATGTTTTAGATGGAGGAAATCCAGGAGGTGAAGTTGCTGAAGATTTAGCAGTTGAAACCCCAAGCGCAGAAGCTGAAGAGTTAGATGCGGATGCAGAAGAATTAGAAGAGTCTGAAGACGTAGAAGAAGTTGAAGAAGAAGAAGAAGAGGAAGAATATGAAGAGGATGAGGACTACGAAGAAGACGAAGAGTATGAAGATGACGATGAAGAAGAAGATGACAGAGAAGCTGTTACTTCTACAGTAGTTTCTTCAATACTAGATAAACTAGGCTTTGAGACTGAAGAAGAGTATGATGATACTGAAGAAGGTCTTTTAGCAATGACACAAGATGTTGGACAACAGATAGCGGAAGATCAACTAAACAATTTGTTTGAGAACTTTCCACTAGTACAAAGACATCTAGAATACGTTCTTAATGGTGGTGAGTCTAGAGATTTTATGCAAGCATATGATCCACAGTTAGATTACAACCAGGTAAGTTTTGAAGAAGATGACACAAGAAGTCAAAAAGCTATTTTATCTGATTACTTTGCAACAAAAGGACACGATCAGAATTTTATAAATGAGCTATTGACTGATTATGAAGATACTGGTAAATTATACCAGAAAGCTGAAGCTGCTAGAACAGCTCTAGGTAAGATGCAAGAACAATCCAGAAGTCAACTGGTTGAACAGCAGAAAGAACAAAGAGCTAAAATGGAAGAACAGCAAGAAGAATTTTGGAATGGTGTGTATGAAGCCATCGATAGTACTGATGATTTTGCAGGTATCTCTATTCCAAAGAGAGAGAAGTCAAAGTTTTTTGACTATATCTCA